AGTACATACTCATGTGTTGATCAATTATTGCTTTTATTGCTTGAAAAGGTTCTGAATTTAATATCCTCGTATCTTTGCTTGAGTATCCGCTATTATCTGGATATGGTTCGTATGGTATAGTCTTCAGTACTGCATCTACGTCAGGAACCTCTACTGAGGTTTTATATATGGGAGTAGAAAACAGTGGAATAATTTCATTGCTCATATTCGTGAGGTATATAATCAGGACATAATAAGGCACCCGCTAGGGCATTCGCAGATTTATTGTGTTGGCAGAGTTTGTTCATCCAAATCCTTTCTTTTAATTCTACCGTCCCATCCGTAGATATCATTCTGCAACAGATATCCACTATTCGGTTCCTGTAATTTTGACTTAACATGTTTAATAGCCTCTGGTAGGATTGCGTACTCACGTCTCTGTATGGCTTTCGTGAGTGATTTAATGTCGTCATTATGTAAAATGGGTACTTTAGACTGGATGATGATTTCACCACCATCAAGTTCTTCGTTTACGTAGTGAACAGTTGCACCAGTTTCAGTTTCACCTGCTTCCAATGCCTGTTCGATTGCATGTAACCCCTTATACTTAGGTAAGAGTGAGGGGTGTACGTTTATTATTCTACCACGAAATGCATCAATGAAATCTTTTGTAACGATTCGCATCCAACCTGCTAATACTATCAGGTCTACATTCCATGCTTGAATGAGACGAATTATGTTAGTCTCGTTTTTGGAATCGATGTAAGAATGAGGTATTCCAAACTTTTCTGCCCTCTTTGCTGCTCCACACTTCTGTTTGTTATGGATCATCAACACAACTTCGTCATTCTTACACGTTCGCACAATATTCTCGAAATTTGAACCATTTCCAGAACACAGTACGGCTATTCTCATTGTTTTATCGGGCGAGGGTTAGTTCGACGATTGATGATCGTTATGAACTTGTCTGCAGCAAACGTGCCTGCGAGACATACTTCAAGTTCGTCATCATCTTGCCAGTTGACAGTGCCATCCTTCTTCGTATGATTCATGGCTTCCTGTATCTGGTCTATTACTTCTTGCGTTAATTTCATCAGTTATGTGGATTATATTTACGAAGTATGTAAAGTGCAATCGCAACTCCGATTGCTGAGGATCCACCGATGATGATTAATAAAGGCATGGAATTATTTAGGTAACTGGTCTATCATTTTGCGTACATTTTCCTTCAATGTGTCATAAAACTGGGGTCCTATGTCAGAGGGTGGCATACCTAGCATGGTTGCTGCCTGTTTGACTTGCTGAACTAACTGTTTTGCGTCAGGATCCTCAGATAATGTAACACGCATGTACATAGTCTGCTGTACATTTATGAGTTCTAACATCTTCTGAAGTTGTTCACGTTTCTCATCCACACTGAGTATAAGTCCCATGCGATTGATCTCTAGATACAGTTCTTGCATCTTTTCGAGTTCTTTCTGGACAATTTCAGATTTGAAGAATTTACTCATAAGTACTGTGCTTTTACTATTTGCTTATATTTACCCAAATCCACTGTTAGGAATGGGTCGTATTTCACTACCCTAGTCTTTAAGGGTGTCCAGACTATCTCCTCCTTGATTTGTTTATCAAACTGAGGGATGAACTGGAAGATCTTATTGAATATGGTAAGTGTCTCCAAACATATTCTACCACCTAAATGTGCTTTTAGCAAGGGTGGGTGCACTGATGTAACTTTGAATAGATCATCGAACCTATTACACATATCATGCAGTGTTGCCACATCCTCCTTGAAGTGATATGTCAGAGCCTGTTTGCGTTTGTTGTACTCAGAATAATTCTTAGCACCTTCTCTAACCAGAGTTGCAGGATATACCTTGTCCTCTGCGATTAAATTAGAGACAAAAAATTCGCGTAGCTCGAAGTCCTTGAACTTCCTTGAGAGTTTGACAAAAAAGAACTTATCTTTTCTTTGGTCAAAAGAAACCTGTGATGCCTTAGCATTTCCACCATATTGAAAATAGTCATAGGTATTGGAAGTAAAATGAAGTTTCAGAGCGAGATACATCTTATATACTTCAAATCCTGTCATGTCTTCAAATGAATGTTACCTGCTATGCTAACCCTCTGCTCCTTACAATTATAAAAAGGATACACTTGGTGCTTTAACTTACTAGGAAATAATACCATAGTTCCTTCCATTTGTCCACTCATATAATAAGTAAACGATTCCATCTCTCCTAGAATGTTGACGTACTGGAACTCGAAGTTAGATACAGCATTGTCATTGAACATATAATCTCTCTGCACTGCATAATTCGTAGGGATCTTCATCCAGATAACAAAACTGTACACACCATTATGGTTGTGTATAGGATTGAATTCGGTCTCTCTCTGATAGTTCACCCACCACTGTGACATGACATAAGGATGTCCTGATGTGGTAGGGATCTTCTCTCCAAGATTACTAAACTTTGTCTGATACTCATTGATCATTGCTGCTACAGTTGTTCCGTAGAAATGATCAGCACCACCTAGTTCGTAACTATTTTCTATGTGTCCAACAAGTGCAGACTTATATTCATTACCTTTCTCATCAATACACTTCCAAAGGTAATCCATTTCATCTTCACTTAACTTCTTTTCAATAATCCCTAAGTTAGGAAATTGAACAGTCTTCATAGTTTAAGTAAACCTCTTGAAGTTCTCTTCATGAAGTTGAGACGTTGTGCCTCATATTTTAATTTCTCTTTTAATGGTTTGGAGATAAGTTTATTAACTCCATCCAGTTCTATATTCTTGTCTTCGCAAAACTGTACTACAGCTTCGATATAATTGAGACTACTATCTTTGACTATCTTCTCTATTTCTACTGAGAACTTCGCAGCAGTCATAAAGTTTTCTTCAAAGACATCATCTATCTTACCACTCGCCATATGCTTCTCGGTAGGCATCAATGTATCCTTTAAGTTTGCGAGCATACTTAAACTTGTCATAAATTTCAAATAGTTGAGGTTCGCCTGTTTCGCAGGCGATAATGGTTACGAGCTTCTTGACCATAAGACCAGTTAGCTCTTGAAACATTATAGCATATGCTGTCTCTTGTGCAAAGTAGTCATGTATCCACTCTTCACGTTTCGTCTTAGTTGATGTTTTGAAATCTATTATTGCAAGTTCTCCTTTATACTCAGCAATACAATCCACTCGACCTGCTAACTTTAACACCTTACTAGAAAGGGGTGCTTCGAGAGCATGTATATTGTTAATACTATCTAGGTGGGGTTTGATCTGGTAAAATAACCCCATGGATAGTGGGTCGTCTTTATACCTACTAATATCTTCATTTTTGAGGTACAACTCCGCAAGTTTGTGGCACTTATTACCACGTGTTGTTGCACGTTTTGTTACCTTATTTGCTTCTTCCTCACCAACTCTATTTCTCCATTCCATGATAGACTTCTTTTTAGAATGTCCGATCACAGTTGTGACAGAAGGGTAGAAAGTATCATCAACCTGATACCTCCTACCCTGTTTAGTTGTTGTTGCTTTTAACTCTGGAAAGTTATGTAAATTTAAGTGCTTAAAGTCCAAGGTTCATCTTACTAATCAAATACGATTTGACTAGACCAGATCTAACGATGTCATCAATTCCAAATTCGATACCCTCGAATTCATCCATGTCATCAATAATCTTTTTAAAGTCCATGATACCAGTTTTCTCATGGGCTTTTGTCAAGTCAGTTTGTGCAGCGTCACCTGCAAATACAATCTTACTATTAACTCCTAGACGTGTAATGATGGAGTCTAGTTCGTGGAAGTTTAAGTTCTCTGATTCATCCACTAAGACTATACTGTTATCTATGGTAGTTCCACGAATGAAACTCGTAGACCAGAATGATATTGTGTCCTGTGCTTTAAGGTTAGCATAGAGCATTTCAAATGATGGGTCATCAGGCATCTCGAACATGAACCTAACCATGTTCTTGTATGGTATCTGATAAAGGTTTGCTTTATCCTCATGGTCGCCTGGTAGGAAACCAATCTCTCTCGTTGGTACTAACGATCTGACGATATACAACTTATCATAAGGTGTTTTCTCGTCTAGTATATCACGAAGTGCCAGATATATGGTAATAAATGACTTACCAGTACCAGCACATCCAAATAGGAATAAGTTTTTAGCTTTATCCCATGCATCAAACACCTTCTGTTGTGATTCAGTAAGAGGTTTGATGTCTAATAGATGTTCTGTTCCGATAGGTTTGCGTCTCATCTGTCTGGTGGATAAGTTAGCCAAAGTTGGCTGTTTCTTGCTCTTTACGGGCATACTAGAGTTTGTCGAATTTAGCGTAAGGGTGATGCTTCTTCACGTTGTTCAAGCGATCCTTGAACCCCTGAGGAAGTTTGTTCTGATAGTCACCTACCTCTGACACAGCAGATGCTACACCTGCTTGCCAGTTTTTCTCCCATTCGGGATTGGCAGTCCTCCACTCCTCATATTGAGAAATGGTCATAGTAAGGTCTTTTTCCTCACCTGTTTTGTAATTTTTAACTGAATACAATGGCATTACTTATACTCCCAATTCAATGCTTTACTACAGATAGGGAACTGTTGTTTGAATATACCACGTACCTCTTTCACGATATCCATGTGTTCTTTTTGAGTTCCGTGTGCACTTCTTAAGTCTATATAGTGGATCCATGACCGAACACTACCTGTCATATACAATCTGGTAGGTGTCGCTAACGGGAGAACAAATCTCGCACACTCCTTCGCAATACCTGAAGCGAGGAGTTCATTG